ACTCTCGACTTAATATAACTGCAATTGCATCTTTATTACGATTACCATCTACAAAACCACTCTTTAACTTTGTCATATCATCTATGATCTTAGTTAAACCTAAATTTATTGCTTGTGCTCCAGTGTCTCCATCTGTTATAGATCTAAAATTATAGTTATACCTATCTATATCTTTTACAAACTTATCAGTAAAATCAAGCCCCTGTACAAAACTAGAATAAATAGTTGAGCCAATTTCTGTTTGATAGTAAAGACCTATATCACCTAAAGTTGGCTTAGATGTTTTTTCTTCTTTAATTTTTTTAGTGATTGCTTTATCTGCTACTGTGTGTTGTTGTACAGCATCACTTTGCAACTCTTCAACAAGAAAAAACTTTTCTTTTATTGGAAAGTCTGGTTCATTGTTTTCTACAAAGCTACCTCTTACATGAGCTAAAACATTACCGTCAGGTTCAAACATAATGTCATAATGACCTGCACTATATTCAGTTCCTTTAGTATTTTTATTTACAATAATTATTTCTTTGTAGCCATCTAAAGGCTGCATAACATTATTATTAACGTTTAAATTTACTCTTTGCTCATTACGATATCGTACTTGACTTCCATCAAGAACTTGTATATCTACTTTAGGTACATTTCTATCTGCAATATTTTCTAACTCTAGTCTGGAATATTTTTTGTTATCGTCTAAATTTTCTAAAAGACCTGACCAATACAATTCTGTTTTATTTATTTTTGGTGCTCTTTTTTCTAAAAACTTTTTAATTTGAAAACCAGACATACCATCTTTACCAATGGCAAGATTATCTAAAGAACCTAAAACAGAACTACGAAAATCAAATAAACTTCCTGAAGTATTATAGTTATTATAATCTATTTCTTGAACTAAAGGGTTTGTTTGTTTTTTAGATTTAATAGGTTCTACTTCTGAATCCATGTAATCAGTAATATCATCAAGACTTACATCATCTTGACCAACTACTTCTGCACCAACACCTACAGTACCAGAACGTTCTGTTGGTGTACCTTTTAAAAACTCTGTGTCTCCACTAAGTAAAGCTTTAGTCTGACCCACTACATCAGCTTTAACTCCACTAGGTATAGCAGCACTACCGGCCTTAGCCGCACTAACTGTTACTTTAGCTGCAGGAATTAATTCCATAGCAGTAAGTGCATCACCAATAACTGCTTCTCTAGCTGCATTTACTTGTTCGTCTGTAGCTTGTGTGTAGTCTACACCGTACATACTTTTAAGTCTAGTATCTAAATCTTCAGTTCCAAGCCTTTGTACACTATCTTTAATATTAGTTACAACTTCTTTTGTAGTTTCTACAGGATTAGTTATAAACTCTTTAGCTCCCTCATATACACCTACAGCAGCATTTTTAAGAAAGCCTAGCTCATCCTCATCAACAGCTTTACCTAGCTTTTCACCAAAAGATTCATAATCATTATCTAGACCAAGTATGTTATCTACAATTAATTCACCGTAGCTCATACCTTTTTTAGGTAGCATAGAATCCATTTGATTTTTAAGAGCCATTATTAACTTTATCCCTAAGTTTAGTTAAAGATCTTAGTGCACGAATCTCACCTTGAAACCTATAGATTTCTACAGGGTCATCATACTGTTCCATTTGTTTATGTGCAAATGCAATACGAAAGTCAATTTCTTCCAGCATTGCATCCCATTGAGGTTTATTATTTACAACTAGCTTTAACTGGCTCACTGTACAGGTGCTCCCCCAGTATTACCTGAGAAGCCCTGTTCTCCCGGCTGAGGCGCTGTACCAGTACCTACAGTACCACCCCCACTACCTTGAGTATCCCGAACCTGAACACCTGCAGGTGCTCTCTGTGGCCCACCTTGTGGTGGTGCTCCCGGTTCTGGTGCTGGTGGTGGGTTAGCTGCTTGGAACTCTTTTAGTATCTCAGCTTGCACTGCTGCTTGCTGCATGTTATTACCTACCTTGTCAGGATCAAGATCCATAGACTTAGCAATCTCACGTACAATATAATCCATACGTGCAAACGGTGCCAGTGCAGGATTCTGTACAACTTGCAAGAACTGCATCAAGCGTTGGCTACGTACTTCGTTTGCCATTAGGCTTTCAGTACCACGGGCTTTTACTTCAAGATCACCTTTAATATCTGAGTCAAAGTTAAACTGCATATTAAAGTTAAAGAATGCTTTACCTAGTGGTGCTAGTAAATAGTCATCAATGTTTTTAACTACGTTACGGATAGAGCCGTTGGCAGCAGACATAAGCATAGAGATACCAGAAGCAGTACGACCAACGCCTGTAACCCCTGTTTGACCATGTGCGAAAGATGGGAATCCAGTTGACTCATCAGATAATACCCTTGCTTTATCAAACATCTGCATGTTTTCGTTAGATACGTTAGGAAACTTAGTACCAAAAATGGCTTGTCCGGGTGCACCGCCTTGTCTACGGAACACTTTTCCGGGGTACACAGACAAGTCCTGCCCCGGTACTAAATTAGTTTCATCAATTTCAATTAGTAAGTTACCTGATAATGCAGCGTTATCTACTGCCATACGCATAAACCCATTCATTAAAGTTTGAGTATCATCCATATTTTCTGCAATACCTACACCAAAGATACTGTAGGGATTCATTTCATAAGGTGCAGCAAAGTAAGGAATGTAAGCAGGGGTAAAAGGATTCATTACTAAACGTAAAACCTGACCATTACAAACCCAAACATTTACACTTAACTGCTCTGCATCTTTTAAATCTTTTGGAATATCTACATCTTGATTTTCTAAAATTTCTGTGTCTACAAAACCCCAAAACTCAAGGACTTCAAAACGTTGTGCTTGATCTTGCTCAGAGTTATCTTCCATAGCATGTTCCCACCACTCTTTGTTGTAGGATTCACCAAGACGCAAGGAATTATCAATTGCATTTTCACGGAAATAAGGTCTGTTTTTTAAAGCACGTACTTGTGAACGTGACATTTTATGACGCTCTACAATATACTCTGCCTCTTCCATAGTAGCTGCATCTGGATCAGGGTAAAAATTCCAGATAGAAACAGAAGTAGTTTGTGGAATGGTTTTAAAACTAGGAGAGTAATTACCTTTTTCATCCCAGTTAGCATACTCTTTATCTACAGCAAATGGACCTTTCATAATACCAGTACCAAATAAAGCTGTTTCAAACGCTGCAGCACGAAGATGTTTTTTAGCGTGAGACTCTTCTAGCTGATCATGAATCTGCTTTTCCATTTTCTTTGCCGCAGCTTCAGCAGGATGAAATTGAGGAGAGGTTGGAGTTTTAGAAGGTCCAGATTTAAGTATATCTATAACAGGATCAAGATCAGTCTTCATACCAGAAAGACGTTCTCTAAACTCTGGATAAGTTTCACCGGGCAGTAAGTCAGGCATTTTTTCTTCTGCTTTACGTTGCTCTGGATTAGCCTCAAAGTTTACTGTATCTTCTACACCATCTGGTAAAATTGTAGGGTCGATAGTAATAGGAAATTTATTTCCACCAAAGAGTACTTCAGCAATCTGCCCATATGCAGCTAGTACTTTAGTTTTAGTTACCTTAACAAAAACTTGTGATTTTTCTGTAGAAGTAAATTGTACGTCAGGTCCATAAATACCCCGATAGTTACGATAAGCTTGAATCCAACGTTGTTCATCAAGCTCTCGTGCAGTTTCAGCCTTAGAAAATTTTTCTTTTACAAAACTTACAATTTGTCCTGCTGCAGGATCAGAGTAGTCTTCTTCTTTGACATCTTCAATAGAGGATGCTTCCTCCATATCCATCATCATATCTTCAAAATCTTCTTCCATCTTTTATCCTTAATATCCAAATGTTGCGTCTGAAACTTGGAATCCTGTACGGTGGTTATTTGAATCAAAGTCAAATAAATTACTACGTGGCCTAGTCATAACACCATATCTAAGCGCATCATACAAGTGATCTTCCGCATTTGTGTCTACATCTTCTGGGTTATTTTTATCAAGAGGTAGTGCAGGTAACTGAGATATGGTATTAGTACAGTTATTAAAAAATACCAATCTAGGTTCTTCAGTAAACTCATCTGTTTGCAAACGTCTATGTATTTCATTTTTACCTGCTACACGAGATCCTCTAGATCTGTCAGATGGCCTCCACCGACAGCCTTTTATAATCATCTGTTCAGCCAATGATGGCCCAGTATCACCACGATTATGCCATAAACTAGAATCCAAAACACCATATCGTATTTTATCACCATCTTCAGCTTCTAGTATCATATCTGCTAAATCGGTAGCAGTAACTTTAGATACATACATTTCCCTATAAACAACTAGTTGTTCAGATGGAGTTACAGTAAACCAAACAACTCCTGTATGAGAACCATATCCATAGTCACAGGCTCTAAACTTTACCCAGCTATTAGGTATATCATAGGGTTCTATTACATGTTCTTTACGATTAAACTCTGGGAAAGCTGCACCTTCATTAATATCCCAGTCACCTTCTAGTAGCTGCCTTCGCTGATGCTCAGGTAACGACAGAAGATTAGCCTCATACATACCATCATCTGCTAGGTAAGGATTATCGAATAAGGTAGCAGGTATAAACCTACGTTTAAACAGTGGTTCACCTTCTCGACTATGACCTTTAGGCCAGCATATAGTTTCGCCACTGTCTGTATCCGTTGCCCAAAAAGATTCATTCGGGGTATTAGGGTCAATAAAAGTTTTTTTTACCCACTGATGGCCCGGACCTCCGGGGTTGCTAGTGGCTCTCATATACAAAGGTAATCCACTAGCTCTTGTAGTTCTTAAACGTGACCTCATATAATTCCACGGGTAAGGTGTAGGCCACTGTGTAAGTTCGTCAAAACCAATCCAATTAAAGGCTTGACCTTGATACCTCATAACATCATCGTCACGATCTAAATAAGACATCCAAAGTGTTGCACCGCTAGGTGCTACCCAAGTTTTATCTCGTTCCATAAACTTAATTCCGGGTACAGCTTTAGGGTATAGCTGTTTAGATACAGAAATAAGTTCTCGTAATTCTTCAGTACTTCTACGTACTATTAGCATCCTAGCGTTAGGATTAGTTAAATACCGTACAGGATCAGCAACTAAACTATAACTCTTACCGCCACCTGCTGATCCACCGTATAATACTTCTTGTTCAGTAGAAGCTAAAAATTCTGTTTGTGGTCCGGGATTAGGCTCAAAAATAATATCATTGTTATTTAAATCTTCCTCATAAACTTGAGTTTGATTCTCTGAGATCTTTTCCACCAAGTCTTTGGGCTTCGAGCTTTTCCGCTTTTTCGAGCGCCGCTTTGTACTTTGCAGCAAGTTGGCGTTGGTTTGCAGCTTCTCTCTTACGCTTTTGTTCAATTTTAACTCTCTTCATTAAACCTACATGAGAGATATACCTATCAGACTGTTCACTTAACCAAGCTGCTACATCTCTATAACTGTATTGCCTTAAATATTTTTTAGCTTCTTCTAGCAATTCTAGTTCTTGTTCTATAGGTATGAGTATATCACAATCATCTGGGTCTTGTCTATACCCAAATGGCACATGTCTTCCTACTCTAACTACTTTTTTCCACTCAAAAGTTTCACCTTTTTTTGGTGCAGGTAGTTGCCAAGTTTTATTAATCTTCTTCATTTTTAGGTGGTAAAATAAATAAGGGATTAGATGCTGTTACTTCTACTTTATCCGAAGCTTTAAACCCACTGCGATCTAACATATCTTTTGCTGCTGCCATTTTTTCTTTATTACCTAAATCGGTAGGGCTATCCATAATTTGTTTCATGGAGTAAGCAGCTTTAACCGCAGTGGAAGAAATAAACTTTTTTGTACGTTCCGCAATTTCATCCTGTAAAGAATTTACAATAGCAGAGGTTGCGACAGTCTCAGCGTACCCAGCCATCTTTCTAGCTTGAGATAAATTGCCTTGAGCTTCTTCAAATAAAACATCAAGAAACTTTTGCTGTTTTTCTGTGAGGTTACGACTCATGTAATTTTCCTATGCGGTTTTATTTTGGCTCTAATTTTCTTAGGTTGAGCCACAAACTGCTTACCCGCCTTAGTGCCTTTTCGTTTTGCTCGTGATGTAGCGGCATACTCAGAAGAACTAAGAGACTTAATAGCCTTCTCAGGTAGATACCTTTCACCTGTAGCCTTTGAACCTTGCGTTGATGGCTTACCACTTTTGGTTCTCCACTTCTGCTTAGTCCAAGCAGTTAGACTCTTTTGACTTTTACTTTTTGGCATCGTGTTTCTTTTGTACAGGAAAGTTAGCAGTAAGAGATGCACCTTTATGAGGTACAAACTTATCTTTATGCTTCATTAGTTTTAAGCCGCCATCTTTTTGTTTCATCCAATGATAGCCTTTAGGTGCATCTACTTTCACTATTTATATCCTCCACCTTTTGCCTTATATTGCTTTGCAACCATTTGAGCTTTCCGGGCGGACCATTGTCCGGGCTTTCCACCTTTCCCTCCAGCTTTGACGGAAGCAACAAGGCGCTTACGCATACTAGGCTTAGTATAATTACCCGCTGCATTAACTGTAGACTTTTTGCCTGATCTCACCTCTACTAATCCCCATATCATGCAGTTCTTTGTCACTCAAGTTCATAAGTATCCAATAGTCTGCTCTTCGTTGTTGATTTTCTTGAATCTTTTTAAATATCTTCTTAAACATAGCACTACTCCTTTTATTTGTGCAGGAGTAGTTTTACATAAATAGTTATATCATACTAGAGATAAGATTGCAACCCCGTTATGCATTAACGGTTAGGGTTGTAAAACTCTTTACCTGATAGGAAAACTTCTAAACTGCCACTAGCACCATCAAAGGCTGTAATCTTATCACCTGCATGTAAGTAAATCCTGTCTGAGGTTATGATGTTGTAGACATCTTTACCTGCTATAGACTTATCATTTAAGATGTGGTGATAGGTATTTGATTCTGCGTGATACCACTGTATGCTTACGTTTTGGGTAGATGAACTACCATTAGTAATATGTAAGAAGTCTAGCTCTGCATCATGCTTTGCAGGGCAAGTATATATAACATTTGAACTAGCACCGCCTGAAGTAGCAGTTACAGTTATTCCTTTTGTTACGGTGCTATATTCACGAGATGCTACCATTATTTTTTCTTTTTAAATTTTTTATTGTGTTCTGTTACAGTTTCTTCTTTATATCGAGTAGTATACTCTTTACCTTTCCAAGTAAAAGTATGTTTTTTATTTGCCCTATTTCTAGCAAAAGCTTTACTAAAAGACTCGTTAGTTGCTGGACCTGTTGCAGGACGTTTTTTAGGTCTTACTCTAGTAGGTTCATCTCTTTTATAGTTTTTATAGTCATCTCTACGAGTAGGTGTTTTACTAGGATCTTTTGCAGGTGTTGTCTTTTTTGTATCTTCTGTTTTTTTAGGTTTTGCTCTAGTAGGTTCATTTCTTTTATAGTCATCTCTACGAGTAGGTGTTTTACTAGGATCTTTTGCAGGTGTTGTCTTTTTTGTATCTTCTGTTTTTTTAGGTTTTGTTCTATTTTTTACAAGTGGTTTAGGTGCTGTCTTATCTATCTCTGGACCGGGATTAAGTGTAGAAGTTCTTAATCCACCCGAAGCTGCACTATTTTGATTTTTCATTTGAGTATTCATTCTCGGTTTAAATGGAGAAGAATCTTTTGTTGAACTTGACTTAGGTTTAGCTACACTTGTAGTTACATTTGGCTTACTAACAGTAGATGGGATATTTGGTTTAGATACGCTAGGCGCAGAGCTTGGTTTTTTAGGTGCTGCAGAACTTGGTTTAGGTTTAGTTATTGGACTTGACTTAGGTGTATTACTGGGCTTAACCCTAGTATCTTTTAATACCTTTGCTATATTTTGTACTGTAACTGTTACAGGACTTTTAGTTACTTTTTTAGCTGCTTGCTCTGTAACTTTTTTACCGCCTCTTTTTAAAAGTTGCTGTACTATTTTTTTACCTGCAGTTGTAGCGGCAATACGAAATGCTTGCCCCCCAACTACTACGAAAATTAAAGGTAGTGCCATCGTTAGCTCCTTACTTTGCCATTAGGTTTCATAGAGGCACCGCAATTTGCCATACCGCCTTTGTTATAGGCCATCTTCTTTTTAGCCATACCACCATACTTGTAGCCCATTTTTTTAGCTACTGCTGGTGCTTTCTTTTTTAGTGCTGCCATTCCGGGATTCATTTTCTTTTGCATAGTTTTTCCTTTAAGCTATAATAAAATCTACGATTTGTCCATCAGGAGTTCGTAACTTATTTGGGTTAGGGTTGTAAGCATACATTTGATTAACCAGCTTAAGATCTTCTACTGGTGTATCAGGGGTAACTCTTGTAGGTTCTTTTGTGTCTACATCTTTTCTTACAGGCTCACCTACACCATTTTCAAAGACTATGTTTACATGAGTTTGAAATGGCATATTGGGTAATGGTAGATGAGAGATAAGAGACATTAAGAACCTTTAACCCACTTCTTAGAAGAGGACTTAGTTTTACTGCTGCTCCACTTAACCTTATCGGCCCAGTAAGCTGCAGACATTTTGCCCTTCTTGATGTTCTTAGCATGACGAGACTTAAAGGCTTCTCGTTGTCCTACAGTCTGGTTAGTCTTAACACCTTCCTGACCAAACTTAATATACTTATACTTACCACCTTCACTAGCCATAACGTGGTGAGACTTGTTAGTGCTATCGTTAAGTCGTTGTGGTTTATTCACAGACTTAAGTCCAACATCTTTCATCTTAGTCTTAACTCGTTCAGGTATACTCATCAGATCATACTCAATGCTTGGTCTAGGGTTTCTTTATTACGACGAGTCCAACCACGACCAAAGGTTTCAAAGGTACGTAAGGACTCATAGAACTTCTGGCGTTGACTAAAGACACTCTCAATAATCATCTGAGGATCTTTGTTCATAATTGCTTGAAGGGTCATAGGACCAATAGCCCCATCTGCTGTTGCTCCTACAGCACGTTGAATAGCTTTAGCTGGACGGCCAGAACCACTATTAACCCCCCAGTCAAAGGCACACCAGTCAACACCGCTAGGGAGATCATCGCCTTTTACCTTATCCCAGTAATTCTTCTTGTAAATAGGTGCTACATCTATAAATGTTAAGTCTCGCATTTCTTGTTCAGTAGACTCACGACCAATCCATTTGTCATATACCGCTTTAGTAACACCGAGGTTAGTCATACCGCCCGGATCTTTAGGGTGATTTACAAACCCACCTTCATGGTGCAATAGCATTGATAAACATTTGTCAAAGTTTTTTTTCATTTCTTTTTACCTTTTACCATACCACCTTTATTCAATAAGGCTCGTTTAAGTACACCTTTTTTATCCCGTAATTCTGGGCCGATAGAGTTTGGTTTGGTTTTTTTAGTTGGTGGTTTATAAAGATCTCTAAGTATTTTATCGAAATACACTGGATTATCTTTAAGGATTTTACGTAGTCTTATCTTTTCAGTCCCAGTAAATCTAGGTTTTTCTTCTTTACCTGTCCTATTAATAGCCATTACTTTTTCCCAAAGAATTTACTTACGGATCTAATCCCGATACTTGCTGAAACAATCCCACCTAGTGAATATTGATACCATGCTGGCATAGTTTCTAGTGCAGCAAAGCCAGCTTGAACAATACTATTACCCCAATCACCACAGAATGCTAGAATCAATGGAATTGAAAAGAGTAAGGTAATCCATTCGTCTTTCCAAGAGTTCTGAGTAGCTTGAATAGCTGCTAGATCCCAGTCTATTTCACCAGTAGCTTGCTTAAGTTTAATTTCAGCGTTAGCTTTTTGTATTGCTACCTTACCATCTAGGTAAGAGGAGGCTAATCCACCAACTGCTCCTATAATTTGACCAATCATTTGTTATAACTTTCTTCATGAACAACTCTAGTAGGTGTCACAGTTGTTTTAGATTCTTTACCCATCCAAATCCCAAAGCAACCAGTCAAAGCTCCCATACAAACGGAGACAAGACCTGATTGAGCTACACTAGGGTCAGGTAAAGACATGAACCAGTGTACTGCTTGGTAGGTAAGTATAGTAACTGCCAGCATCATTAGTCGTGGTAGCACTTTCCAATCGTCAAGAACAGTTTTTGCCATAGGTTTATTCCCAATCTCTTTTTCTTCTAGGTTCAAACACGTCTGAAGCCTTAAGATGACCCTCTAAGTACATAGCTCTTTCAACTCTGTCTAGGGAATACTTAACGCCTGTGTCCTCTAATATTTTATTTCTGATATAGAACACATCTGATCTTGGGATGTGGACTCTACGGAGTCTGCCTTCATCCTCATCAGCTAGAGCTTTGTAAAATTCCTCTAGCACATTATCTGAAGAATACATTTTAGGCAATTGATTGTCCTTAGTTATACTATTTTAAATTTGGAAGTCAATACTTTTTACCTACGACAGTAAAAAAATTACACCATCCTTAAAGGATTTCCTTAAATATTAATTACTTACTATAATTATAATTAGTATTTAATATTTAAAGTACTACTCTAAGTAATACTTTAAGTAATTATACCGCACTCCAATTATTTGTCAACACTAAAAGTAAGAAATAATATTTAAATTAATTTAATTTTTCTTTACCACCATTAAATTTCTATATAAGTCCAGTTACCATAAAGTATAAGTCCAGATGTTCACAAATTGTTACAAACATTGCAACATACCTTACGTAATCCCCCAAGTATTCTACAATAACCTTTGCCTTTCGTAGCAATATTAGGCTTAACCCCTTGTTTTTACTAGGGAATACTATATATGGGCTGGTATTATTGTGGTTTCCAACTGAAAATACCCCCCTCTGTCATTATGGGTATATAGTATCAGCGTACCCCCCTATGGCCCATGCCCCCCGTAGCCTAGATGGGGCTTGATCACGCCTATAAATCCGTAGGATTCAGCAAGAATCAATGACAAGTCATTGAAATGTATTGTTTTTACAAACAATAAGGGATTCCCTTTATCAGATTACAAGGTAATCTCTTGGGAATTACAGGGCTTTGGTCTTTAGACCAAGATCATGGTCAAACCATAATATGGTTCAATCATCTGGGATCATGCTTGGGATCGGGATCACCTGCATAGCTTTTCCTTGCGCATAATGCTCACCAAAAGATCAAAAAGTTTCCCCTAAAGGGGAAGTTAATCACGGAAATTCCGAGAATAGCCAACCCCCTAAAGGGGTTGACAATGGGATCGAATTAGGGTTACTTTGTAAGGGCTTCATCGGCAAATCGATGAGGCAACAACCTTAACTTAATCGGAGATTAACGATGACAAAATCAGCTACTTTACCTACGGTAACATTGAACAGCACTTTCAAATTAGGTCGTAAGACCTATACTTTGACTGATGGAATCAGTCATGCGGTAGCTTGTTATGACAAGCTTTATCTGATCCAAGAGGATCAGTTAGCTCTCTTTAGAGAGCTTGGAAACATCCTGCTTCAGATTGAAAATCTGTTCGGTGGTGACAAGAAAGCCTACGGCTCCTTTATCAGTGGAACTGATATGTCGAATGAGAACATCAGCTCTGCTGATAAGTATGATGCCAAGTGGATTGCCACTCATTGGACTAAAGTCCAACAGTTAAATAAAGCTGGTAAGCTTTCGGCTCTCGGCGTATCTTCGATACGGAAGATTGTTCTGGAAGCTCATCCTGAGCTTCGTAAGAAGCCTAAAGCTTCTTCAGCCGGTAACACTTCAAAGGGCAAGCCGAAGGCTTCTGAACAGCCTAATAAGGCTGAGGAAGTGATCAAGAACACTGTCTTTGAGACAGTGATTGCCAAGAACGAAAAAGAACTTGCAGAGCAAGTATTTGATGCTCTTCAAGCCGGAGGCTTTAAGAGATCTGAGTTCGCAAAAGAGCTTGCAAAGCTCTTTAAGTAAATCATTTAGCCCCCTTCGGGGGGCTATTTAATCTCGGAAATTCCGAGAATAACTTTAAATCGGAGATTTAAAATATGAAATATCGTGGTGTCAGAGTAATCAAAATCGACAGTGAAACCTACGGTTTCATTTATGATGGTTGTCCTGACAAGCTTTTAGATAATCACTATGGTGAATATCTAAGAATCGACAACATAGATAAAGCCAAAGGCTTTATAGATTGTTTGATTCAGCTTGCTCAAATTTAAAAGAAGCTCCCTTCGGGGAGCTTTTTTTTTGCTTATACTTCTTTGAAGTATAGT